TACCACTACGCATTTGGGACGGATCACGTATTCAGGTGTTTGGGACGGAACGTTCCAGGCTGCTACATGGACGAATGATCCGGCTTGGTGCCTGTATGACCTGTTGATTTCAGATCGTTATGGCGCAGGCATTCCTGAGGACACGCTCGATAAGTACGACTTCTTTTCTGTAAGCCAGTATTGCAACGCTCTTGTTGATGACGGCAGAGGCGGTCAGGAACCGCGTTTCAGCCTCAACATGCTGATTAACAGCCGTGATGAGGTTTATAACGTTATCCAAGAAATGACAGCCATTTTTAGAGGCATTGCTTACTACGGTGCAGGCTCTCTGGTTTTGAACCAAGACAAGCCGACCGATGCCAGTTACACCCTTGGGCCATCAAACGTTATCGAAGGGCTATTTACATACACTGGAACGTCCCAAAAGGCTCGTCATACCGTTGCGACGGTTGCATACCAGAACTACGACACCCAGGGTGACACAGAGTTTGAGTACGTTGAAGACCATGATGCTGTGGCCAAGTACGGCATCATTAACAAAGACATCAAGGCTGTTGGGTGCTACAGCCAAGGGCAAGCCCACAGAATTGGTAAATGGACGCTTTTGTCAGAGCAAAACCTGACTGAGACGTGCCAGTTTGCTGTTGGCATTGAAAGCGGCATCATTCTTCGCCCTGGACAAGTTGTAGACATTGCTGATCCCGTTAGAGCTGGTGTCAGGCGTAGTGGTCGTATTCGTTCTGCTACAACCACTGAGTTGATTGTTGATAGCAACAAAAACCTCAGTCCTAGTGTGGCGACTAGCGACAACGATCCAAAGGTATCGGTCATGTTGCCCAGTGGTATTGCTGAAACACGCAGCATTCCGGCTGGCGGCATCCATGTCGAAACGAATGGAACGGCAAGGATCGACGTTACGTCTGCATTTAGCCAAGCCCCTACGGCTGGCTCGGTGTTTTTAGTGCAAACATCTGATATTCAGTCTCAGCAGTTCAGGATTCTTTCTGTTGCTGAAACAGAGGATGGTGTCTACGGAGTTAGCGCAGCTGCTTACAACGCCACGATTTACGACGCAGTTGAGTCTGATAACGAGCTAACAACTCGGGACATTACAAACTTGTCTGCCACTCCAAACCCCGTTAGCGCTATCGCTGTTGAAGAGTTCTTGTACGAAACAGGCCAAGGCGTGTTTGTTGGTGCGTCAGTTAGTTGGGAGCATGACCGCGTCAACATCAGCGAGTTTCGCGTTCAATATCGCGTTGATGACGACAACTTTGAGACGCTAACGACCGCATCACCGTCGATCACTATTCGTGACATTCGGGCTGGCACGTTGCATGTTCAGATCCAAGCCAGGAACTACTTGAATCGGGGCAGCATTATTACGACCAACAGCTTCACGATTGCAGGAAAGACTGCTCCACCACAGCTGGACACCAGTGAGTTTTTGGCAGATGGGACTACAGCCAACCCTAACTACATCAGCTTCGACATGATTCCGGTCAACGGACAGGCCAAGTTGACTTGGCGGCAGTCTCTTGACCTTGACGTGCGAAATGGTGGTCACGTTAGGTTGCGTCATTCGCCCAACACTTCCAACGTCACTTGGAGTAATTCCACCAGCATCTCTGAAGAGATTGCAGGATCTGCCACTGAAGCATACGCAGACCTCAAGGGTGGAACGTATTCAATGAAGTTTATCGACTCTGGTGGCCGCGAGAGTCAGAACTTTGCGTTGATTGAGTATGTCAAGCCAGAGCTTGAAAGCACAGAAGAGGTGTCAGCATTGTCTGCGACAGAAGACCCGACGTTCCCTGGCAATAAAACCAATCTGACCGTAGATGGCGTTGAACAAGAGCTTGAGCTAGCAGCTAACGGGGCCGTGCTTCATACGTCTGGTGTGTATGAGTTCAACGGCAACCCATACACGTTGAGCAAGGTTGGCAGCTTGCGACTCGAAAG